GCATGATGTCTCAGTTGGTAGACTTTGCTTCCGAATCTGATGCCGCATCACTTAAGATTGCACTGAACAAATGTATTCGTGAGGGTCGTGAGATTGACCCTGATGAGTTCAACAACTCCCGTCTCATTAGTTACTGGTTCCTTGTCAAATCTATCAAGGAGGATATGCTCAAACTCTGTCGCAATAACGGTCCTAGGACATACCTAGGCAACCGTCAATGTATGGGTGAGGGTTATGTCCGCACCAATGAGTTTGGTATGTTCAAACTCGTCAATCGTGAGGTATTCTCACACGCAAACTTCGCTACTAACAACTCATGAACATCACTACTGAAAAGCATCAACAACTCATCGAACTTATCCAGGATTCTGTAGAGTTTTTTTGTGATGAGAATATGGTATCTGGTGAGGTTGCATATACTGTTTTGGAGTGCTATAGTGTTGCTAAACTTGCACAGATGAGAGGTGAGATACTGTAACTGAAGCCTCTAAAGTGTCCTAGTATTACAACCACCTACATTATGCCAATCACTCTCCGACCGCATCAGCAACGCGCCCTAGATGCGCTTCATACTAATGCTATCGGTCAGTGCATTTTTCCCACTGGTGGTGGTAAAACTTTGGTTGGTATTATGGACGCACAAAAGCGTTTCAGTATCAAAGTTCCCCGCACCATTGTTGTTGTGGCACCACGTATTCTGTTGGCAGAGCAACTCTCTTCAGAGTATCTTGAGCACATTACTAATGCAAATGTGCTGCATTGTCATTCGGGTGAGACAAGACATTTCAGCACCACTAAACCTGAACGCATCAAATTGTTTGTTGATATGTGTCAGACAGTGCGTGAGCACGTTATCATCTTCACGACCTACAATTCTTTGCGTCGTGTGATGGAGTCTGGCATCAATGTGGACACTATCTACTTTGATGAGGCACACAATTCTGTCCGACGTGACTTCTTCCCTGCTACAGAGTATTTCTCAAACAAGGCAGATCGTTGCTACTATTTCACTGCAACGCGCAAGACTTCTATCACTATCAACAAACCCGGAATGAATGATGTCCAGGTTTATGGTAACATCATCTGTCGGGTTTCTGCACCTGAACTGGTTAAGGGTGGATACATTTTGCCACCTAAAATCAAGGTGATTGAGATGGATAAGGTTGACCGTCAGTCTATCACTCCACACCTAGAATCTAACAACATTCTGTCAACCATTGACGAAGTTGGCACCAAGAAAGTGTTGGTCTGCTCCAAGACTACGAAGCAACTGACTACCATTTTTCAGACTGACTTTGCTGCTCAGTTGTCACAACGTGGATACTCTTATTTGTATATCACTGCCAAGACTGGTGCTGTCATCAATGGCGCTAAAGTGTCGCGTGAGGTGTTCTTTGACACGCTGAATGCTTGGGGTAGAGATACCGAGAAAAAGTTCGTTGTGCTTCATCGTAGCATCCTCTCAGAGGGTATCAACGTGTCTATGCTTGATTGTGTTATCTTCATGCGTAATATGGACGTGATTGAGTTGACACAAACCATCGGCAGAGTTCTGCGGTTGGCACCTGCCGCACAGAAGACTTATGGTCTCTGTGTTGTACCTTCCTATTCCAAGGTTGGTATCAGCACCGCCAAAGCATTGCAGAAAGTTGTTGATATTGTGTTTGAGCAGGGTGAACTCTATGATTCAGTTGTTCGTAAATAATGCGGTCAGTCATACCAGTCGGTTTGGTGATATAATAAATTGATTTATCCATATTTTAGCGTATCAGGGGCAATCTACCCTTACCGCAAATAAAAATACAAGAAAAGGAGTTTATGACATGAAATACCCAACTCACAGCGATATACTATCACCTAAACCACAAATAGGATGGGTCACTGATAAAGAATGGAGTATTGCTGCTGTGCCTGTTACAAATAGCAAGAAATATGTGGTAGTATATGATAACTGTAAGATGCGAACTTGTAGAAACAAACAAAGTGCAGAAAACTTTATATCAAAACTAAAGAAGCGTAAGAGTAAGTAACTGAAGCCTCTAAAGTGTCCTAGTTGTATGACTAACGCTAATCCCTACATTCAGAACCTACTCGAAATGGGTTATGACAAACAAGATGTTCAGGTAGCATCAACAATGTTTCAGAAAAAAACATTTCCGTGTGTGATTCACGGTCGTCAATTTGATACTGAAGAACAGTATTATGATGAGTTGAGGGAGTTTATGAATGGAATGTAATACAAAGGTTTACACACTATTTTCTGAACTTTCTTCTCTTACTATGAAATCCTATCCACTTGGTATTGACAACCCCATTCTAGTTAAAGGGGTGAGGGGTTCACATAAGTGGGCAATCTATTGGAGAGATGATATGACCAAGATTGCTACATTCTCCAATCAACACAATGCAATGATGGCACGTCAATCTATCATCGAAAGTCTCTGATTATGCAAACAACAACAGCAACTTACAACATTCGTATTGAGTATGTTGATGGTAGTGTGGAAGATTTTAACCGCACGATGCCAACCAAACCCACAACATATAAGGGTATTATGGCACAAAATGACCGATTAGTTCGGTGGGTTGATAAACACGTCGGCCGCCGTGATTGCAAGCGCCATACTGTAACACCACTTTTTTCCTAAGTGGTGTTTAAACCAAAATTATTAAAGATATTTAAATATAATGATTATTCCACAAAAATACACTGACGGATTTATTCTTTGGTGTGTGACTATTGCTGCTTTCACTGTTGCAGTCTCTAAATTCATCTATCGCGTATGGATTGAGAATGATGTGAACAATAAGATTGCATCATTTTTATACACTAGCGCAACAATTACCCGCAACGTTGCTGATGTTGTGGTCAACGAAACTTCACCTAATCAAAATGCTCAAAACGAAACTTCTTCAAATAGTAGGACAAACGTCAAAAGAAATCGATCAAAATCTGTCAAGAGAGGAAAAGTTCCAAGTATTCTGTAGCGTATGCGATGGATTACTTAAGGATGGAAGAATCAGTCCTGCGAAACATCGAGCGTGGACTGAGTTATTCTAACTGAAGCCTCTAAAGTGTCCTAGTAGTATGAGCACACAACCAAATCACACAAAATGACATTCACAGCATCACAATACAAAGCAGAGTATCAGACAGAGTGTCTGCTTGAAGTTCTCAATGATGAGTATAAAGTTCTTGCTATTGAGAACAATCGCAACTCATATACCCAGTTTGAGTATGAAGTAGGACGTAAATATATCAAAGTTTGGGATTATCGTGTTTCTAATGGTATTAAAGAAAGCACACGTAGTTGCTTCATGTTCGTTGATAAGAATGACGGAGCAGTTTACAAACCTGCATCATACAAAGCACCTGCAAAAGGTGTCCGCTTTTATGTTGATCAGTTGCTAGATCATCCTGAGATTGTTGATAGGTTTGGTTCATTCTTGTATCGTCGTTGATATTATGTCCTTCATTTCTTCATCTGTCGATCCTAACACAATGACACAAACGATTGAACTTGGCAAAGCACAATTCTTTACGATTGAAGCATTCTATTTTGAATTGAAAGATGGTTATTGCTATGAAGAGGAAAGATGTGAAGCAGTTGATACATATTGGTTTGCTCAGATGGGTGGAACATTAGAGGAATATATGAAGCAAGAATGTTATAACAATCTGGATAAGAATGAACATGTAAGGGTATCACTTATCCCCCGTAGATGGGCAACCATTGTTGATGGGGAACGTGAAGATTATGGCGATGAATGTTTAGGACGGGAAGATTATATTTGGAATGGGAGTGAACTTATTACAGAGGAGGAATACATAACTGAAGCCTCTAAAGTGTCTCAGTAGTGTAAGGACACACGCCAACCTCACCACACCAACCAAAACAATGACTTTCACACAAATCAACCTGGATCACATCAACCTGAATGATGTATTAGAGGAAAATACTGATCTACTGGCACAACGTGAAGGAGATAATAACAAATGGTTGAATGAGGATGGTACTGCAAAGAAGAATCATGTTTGGAAATATGCAAGTAAGACCCCACAAGGTGATGCTGGTGAGAGCACTGTCGCAACCTCTATTTTATTGATTCTGAGTGAAGTTTATGGGGATGATGTTCAATCGCGTGTGATCAACAAAGGTAAGGGAGAATATGATATTTTGATCACACTACCTGATG